AGATGTGTATGACTGCCAGCTCATAACCGCGTGCAAAAAACACAAGCAAGTGTCTGTATTGCCAATAGTCGATTGGATTGATGAAGATGTATGGAATTACATACGTTCAGAGCATCTCGAATATAACCCGCTATATAACTATGGATATGCTTTTGACCGTGTTGGCTGTATTGGCTGCCCTTTAGCATCACGAAAAAAGCGTTTGGCCGAATTTGCAAAATATCCAGCGTACAAGAATATGTACATCCGTGCGTTTGACCGGTGTATAGCACGGCGCAAAGCACTCGGGAAACACGGAGTTACCGACAACAAAGACTGGAGTACTGGAGCAAAAATGTTTGACTGGTGGATGGAAGATAAAAATCTCGACGGACAAATTAGTTTTTTCGATGGAGAGAAGCATGAGAAAAATTGACAAAGTAATCCCTTGCATATGTGGAACTATGCCGGTTTTGCATGTACGGAACTGCGGAAACCGCAAGCAAGAATATGGCGCAAAGTGCCCCAAGTGTGGGCGCGGAATGGAAACCGGAGCAGGAAAAACAAATTGGTCTGCCTATAGTGCATTGAAAGAATGGAATGAAATGCAATTAGGGCTACATGGAGAAAAACATGAAAAGTAAACAGCGCCATTCCGGTGGTTCCTATCGTCGAATGAAAACGATGAAGTCAATGTACGCGAAGGCCGGGAAAGACCGGCAGAAAGCGAGGAAAAAGCATGAAAATCAACCTTTATCCTGAAATGAATGCCAAAATATCAGGCATAATGCGTTTAAGCGAACAGCCAGCGCAAATGTATGGAGCCGCTTTAATTGACGCTTATCGGAAATCTGGCCTTGAACCCGATGAAATCCCGCATTGGATTTCGTGTAGTGAAAAATTGCCGGAAACAGATGGGGAAAACACTCATGCGTTTGATGTTCTTGTTTACGTTCCTAAAAGGGATGGATGTAGTCAAAATGGCTATTATCTTGGAAAATTGCACAAAGTCGAAGCAGACAATACCGGAAATAAAAATTTTTGGGGGATTAAAACGTCAGGGAGCAAGTGGACTTTGTGGGGGTGGGGCTATTTTGAAGAACCGATTCCATCACACTGGATGCTGCTTCCCCAGCCGCCGAAAGGAAAAAATCATGAACATTGAAGAAATCAAGGCAAGAGAGCAGAAGGCAACGCCGGCGCCGTGGAAAGCAACATTTGGGATGGATTGTAAAGCATTTGTATGTACACCCGATGAAAGCGAAGATTTCAAAATTTATAATCATGCAAACGCAGATTTTATTGCTCATTGCCGAACTGATATCCCGGAACTGCTTGCCGAAGTAGAACGGCTGAACGGAAAGCTGGAGACACTGAAACACCTTGAAGCGTCGGAACATCAGCAAATTGCCGCGCTGAAAAAAGAATACAACGAACAGGACGATGCTCATCACAAATTGTTTATGGCATTTTGCAAACAGAAAAAGCAGATCGCCACGTTGAAAAAAGCGCTGAAATTGGCGTGCACAGATTTAGCGGATAGAGATTATCCCCCGTCTAACGCTGAACAAGGCGCTCAGGAAAATGTAACTTTTTATATCCAGTTGGCGCAGGAGCCGTCCTGCCACACCTGCCAGAAAGTCAGCGGATGCCAGCACCGCTGTTTTGAACCAAACGATTATGAGCCGTGCGCCGAATATCAGGCGCAGGAACAGGAGGAAAAGGGATGAAATCAATTTTTGAGCTTATTGGTATTATTACTTGTATTGTTGTTGCAGTTTTTATTGTTGGGCTTGTTTTTATGGGCGTTAAATCTTTTTTTGAAAAGCTGCATAGGGAACATATCTATAAACACAGATTTGATAAACCACCAATAGCAAAATGCTACTGCATTGACTGTAAAAAGCATGGGAAAGATGGAAGATGCTGCAAATTTGATAGATGGATAACTGCCGACAATTGGTTTTGCTGGGATGCCGAACCATGCGAAAGAGGGAATAACCATGTTAAATGAAATGACAGATAGTTTAGACGATATTATTTCTGCGCTTGACGCCATGCATAACAGCAAAAAAATGATTCGTAAAGCTGATTATTGGGCGCGCTGTGCTGGAGAAGCTGCAAATCTGCTTCGCAAATGCTGTATTCCAGACTGGCCGATTGATGTAGGCCGTGAAATAGGCAAATGGAAAATTGTAGGCGCTGATTATTTGAACCGGACAATTACTTTGCAGGAGGTAAATCATGAGTGAAAGTTGCAAGCAAGTTAAAAAATCCAGCACTGATGCTGATAACCAGCGTATTCCAATGGCAAATGGAGCAGTCCAGCAAATGACGCCGCTCAAAGTGGCTAAAAAGTTGGAAACTGTGGGAGAGCTAATTTGGAAAAATAACGATGTTGGCATTTTCCTTTTTACAAGAAAAGATGCAGAAGTGCTTAACGCTGCACTATCTTATGTGCAACGTGTCGCTTCTGGAGAGTATAAACCGGTAGTTCACGCATGGTGGCATATAGAATCTGGAATCGGATATTATTGTTCACACTGCGGGGCGGGAGAATACGAAGATGATTCTAAATATTGCCCTAATTGTGGCGCTCTTATGGACGGAAAGGATGATAGCCATGAGTAATTATATCAGCAAAGACACATTGAGTGCAGAAATTGAAAAAATAAATTGTGTGGACTATGGCTCAATGTATAGCTACGAAGCTCATAGCGCGGTGAGAGATTGCTTATCAGATATCAAAGACTTAATAGATGATGCCCCAATAGTTGACACTGTCCCTGTACGGTGCGAAGAGTGCAAATATTCTGCAAAAAATGGAGGCAATTGTTCACGATTGCTTGATAAAAATATTAAATTAACATCATGCAGCCACGGCGAGAGAAAGGACGGAGAAAAGTGAAATTGTTAAATTTTCTTGAATTTGCAGTCCTTGCACTGATAGTTGTCTTTGTAATTGCGATTGTACTATTCTTTTTAACTTGTGCGTTTATTTGGATTGTTAGAAAGGTTTGTGAATGCTCTAAAGAAAGGAAAAATAGGCTAAGAGAAAAGGGCGAAAAGAATAAAAAGGAGGATGCTTCTGATGCCTGACATTATTCAGCAAATCCGAGAAAAGCTACAATCCGGTGAAAACGCAGAAGTTTTACATACGCTTCTGCCTGAACTGTTTCAGCAGTACGACGACGGATTAATTCCGGTGCTACCGTGCGGCATTGGCGCAACCGTTTATAGAATTTGCAAATGTGAAGATATACCAGAGCAATTAGACGGAACGATGTATGGGCCAAACGGAGGCCCGGGAACGGCGACTGGATATTATTGCCCGTTTGAGCAAGATTGCCCGTTTGATACTGATGATTGTAACAAAGTAAAAACGCAATTAGCAGTATTTGAAGATTATGTAACTGAAATCCACGCAGACGAAGAAGGGCGTTATATGTGTTTCAGGAACACGCGTGGAGTAGATATTGAGGAATTTGGCAAAACCGTTTTTCTTTTCCATGAATCTGCCGAAGCTGCACTACAGGAGCGTAAAAAATGAAAGAGCTATTAAATTCGGTTTCCAATTTGGCAGATCAGGAGCTTATACAAGCAAACAAGAAATTCCCGCAGTTTAACAGCCCACATGAGGCATATGGTGTTCTGCGGGAAGAAATAGAGGAGCACGAGGACGATACTAAGGCAATTATGGTAAATCTAAACGGCTTATGGAGCGCTATTAAACACAATTCTACATCTATTTCCGGAAACGCAATACAGATTAAAAGAGCCGCTATTCACGCGGCGGCAGAAGCTATTCAGGTCGCCGCTATGGCGCAGAAAACACTTGATATGCTAAAAAAGGAGGCATCCCAATGAATTACACTCTGGATGATAATATCGTCAAAGCCTGCGCCGGAATCGTTGGAGCAGACATAAAAAAAGAGCCTTATCAATCAGCAATCGAAAAAGCAAAAAAATCAATTGGCACTGATTTTGCACCTGGGGCACAGAGGGAAAGGGAAAAGCTGATTGATGCTATTAAGCTCAATCTTACAAGCAGGAAAAAGAACCCAATAGCAGCGCTTATTTGCGCCTATAATATTCCAGCGACGTACCACCAGTTTCTAAATGAAAAACATAAATTTTGCTATGAGCTTGCCAAAAATTTAGGAATGATCTAAGAATAATATAAAATGGCTGTGGTTGGAAATATCCACCACGGCCATTTTTATGAGCAGTTTGCGAAGATCTGAAGATCTATTTTTGCTTTCTGCGCTTAGTATTCTTTTTTCTCTGCCATTCTTTTCGTTGCTTTTTAGCACATTCTGAGGAACAAGTATTCCGCGCAGTGCCATCCGCAGGGAACAACTTTCCACAGATAACACACGTTTTTGTTTTTACCCGCCGCCGTTCATTCCGGCGCGGGTTTTCTGTTTCTTTCGCTGCCTCATAATGCTCCATTGCCTGCTTACGGTCAACGGCTGCAACAGCCGATTTTGCGCAGTTCGGGCAGTACCGTTGTCGGGCGGATGTCACTATATATTCCGCGCCGCAAATTTCGCAACGGCCAATGCTTCCTAAGGGTCGGGAAGTTGGCATCCCGGCACGCTTCTTTTGCTTCCATTTCCGATCACATTCCCTGCGGCGATTCTCTCGGCATTCCGGACAATACCAGGCACGCGGGCCGCCTTGAAACTCTTTTCCACATTGGCGGCATACGCGGGTACGCATAATGTTGTCAGGTGATCCGTGACGGTTATTGCTATATGGTTCGTCCGCGTCTACCATCCAATTGTGGCCTATTTTTCGTGCTGTGCGGAATCCCCCGGTTTTCGCCTTCTGCCGAACAGACCGGGCAGATCTTCCGTGCAGAGCCGCATATTCCATGAGGCTTATCAGCACGGGGTTACTTCTGCCGGATTATCCCAATCGCAGGCATTACTTTCGTCGCCCAAAATTGCGGGATATTCATACTCAGGGGCACTTTGAGGAGCGTATCGTCTTGCAACTTTTTCAGCTTCCGCTTGCGCTGCATCCCATTCAGGTGTAGTATCCCATATAACAATATGCTTATTACCATTTGCGTCAACAGCGCTAGCGTAATACCTAACGCCGCCATTGGTACCGTAATTTTCAGCGGAGGCCTGCTGAGTCAGTGTATAAGTTTTGCCCTTAAAATTAACTGTACCGTAATCCATGATAGTCTCCTTTTCCGCCCGTGTGGGCTGTTGATTATTGCTTTTGCCTATTACCACGCTTTTCCAGTGATTGCATGGTTGCCGTCCGGGTTGAGATAACCCTTTTGACCGTCTGACTTGCGGGACCATGAAATAAACACCTGATTATTCGGATTTTCTTTTGCCCACGTTCTCGCCATTTCTTCTGCCTCTTTTTTCGACAGATCGTCGCGCCAAGTTTCGGGCTGAGAATCCCCAAACAAATACATAGCTACTGAGTATTTCATCATAATTCCCCTTCCGCCCATACGGGCTATCAATTATTGTTTTCGGCTTCCGCCACGTTTTCTATTTTGACAAAATTATAAAGCACATTGTGTTTAAGGTCAAGCATCAGATCCATTAATGTCCTTTCAGGCAGCCATGCCCGCGCACCAGCTTAATCACCTCCGTAATAGATTTATGGGAGCGGGCCAAACGTGACCCGCCGGGCGGCTAAAAGATGCAGCGTGAAAAATGTGCGATATTTGTTTTACAGTCATATTTGACATTGCTGCACGTCCATTTCCCACCCCAGAGGAACCACACAGTACCGCTGAAATCTTGAAGGTATTCAATCTTCCGCTGAATCAGCCAACGCGTCAATAAATCGTTGCTGGACTGATTGCCGTTATCCCACGGGATAGAACACAATGCTACCGCATTAACCGGGATTGTATGCGGCCTGCGCTGGTCAAAATCTCTGCAAAGTTCATCAAAATCCATCATTTAACCCTCCAGACCCAGCGCGCGCTTTGCGGCGTGAAGTGCATTTGATCCGCGCAACCGCTGCCAAGCACCTTCTGAACGCGCCCACTTAAAGCCCCAGCGTTTCAAATTTGACCGGATCTCCGGATCCGGAATGCTGTCAAAAATGATCTGTAGGCGGTTTATTTCCGTGTTTTCGTGGATGATTCCGCCGTCGAAATGGATATCTTCTGCGACGGGTTGGCTATCCAAGCGTTCAAGCTGCGCTATGCGGTCCTTTATCCGCCTGATTTCCTTTCCGAGATAGGGGAGTGTGTACCACGGAGCGGGTTCTTTCCCGGCGGCCCGGGCGGCCTTATTGCTGGCTTTTACCTGTTTGCACTGCCCTTCCAACGTGGCTAGTTTGGCTTTGAGCTTTGGAATAGCCTCGGGATCGTCGCTCGATATCGCATGATTCCTTTCGGCGGCCTCAGCACGACCGGCATAATAGTCCGCCTTGCTATCTGCTTCAACTGCTTTATCCATTGCCCGGGCGCTTCTCTCACGCAGGCGGGGAAGTGCCGGACGGCCAATAATGTTTGGCTGTCCGAAGGGAATGTCTTTCACAAGGTCATGGCTGCGCCTGCACTGTACTTCCGATTCCGCCGTGGCCTTTTCTGCGGCTCCATTCAGCCGGTCAATGCGGGCCTGTCTGCGTTCTTCATAATCTGCTCTTCCTGTCATGGTAATTCCCCTTTCAATCTGTGCCCGGCCGTGGTACAATTACTATGTAACCGGGTTGTTTGTTTCCTCTCGGTTTGCTTCTGCCGTTCGGTGTTGCTTCACCGGGCCACGTAAGCACATGCGCGCCGGTCTGCTTTTTGCAGGCCTGATATCCTTTTTAATACTTTAATGTAATTCATAGCTCTCTGCCCTTTTCACTAAAATATTTTTGCTGTTACGACCGGATCGCAAAGCAAAGTCTCATACATATCGCCGTCATCATTGCAGGCGTCCTGATCGGATGCTATCACGTAACAATGATCGGCAAAAAAGGCAGTATCACAGTTGTCATTTGGGCCTGAGCTTAGCCCAGAAAAGGTAGGATCCAACGCGCAGGGAACATAGGCGCAGGTACCGTTTAGCTCCGGAAGGCTATCATATTCATCCGTTCCGTACTCCGGAAAATCGCGTACATCTTCACGGTCCGGATTATGTTTGCTGTTCCCGCAAACATCTCCAACTTTACGATTGAGATTTTCAAAGCGGAACCCGACACAATAATAATTTTCGCTTGCTGAATCCAATGCTTTGCGGATGGCTTCCTTTGCTTCTGCGACTGTCATATTCTTTGCCCCTCTCTTAATTCCTGTATTTATTCTACCATACGTAACACGTATATTCAAGGGCAAACTTATACAAACATAAAAGGAAATATTTGTGCATTATGTACGTATCACGTATAATGCAAAAGTGATAAAATAGATATAGGAGGCGATGCTATGCCTGTTAGCGAGGCTCAAAAGAGAGCGCGGAATAAATACGACAAAAGCCATTACGAGTATGCGTCTGTAAAGCTCAAATTGGGGTGTAAGAGTGCGATCAAGGCATCCGCGGACCGGGCCGGAGAAACGCTCAATGAATATATCGTAAAGGCCATTGAAAAAAGGATGGAAGAAGAAGAGCCGTCGCAGTGATGCGGCGGTTTTTTTATGGGAAAATAAAAATGGGCCATTATCCAAGTGCCAGCGTGTTATAATTTTTTATAGAGGATATGCGGGGATGGGCGCGGGAACCCGGATCCGCTGATCGCCCTGCACCGAGGCGGTATTTTAGTATCGGGCTTTTTGCCTCCTTTCATTATGCGCTGCCCAGCGGCAGGGGCGGCGCGGATATGCCAGCAAAGGCCGCATGAGGCTGATGCTGACACCAAGCCGCATTAAGCGGTTACAAAGCAATTGGCAGCCGGGAAAGACCGGCAAATACGCCGATATAGCTCAGCGGTAGAAGAGCAGCGAGCATGCGCGCGCTATGATGGATGGTCCGATCCCATCTATCGGCTATTTTGATTATTTTTGAGCGTATCTCTTTTATGGGGGGGGGATACGCGAAATCTATATGAGGGGATAGTATGGCGGCTTATTGTTTGAGGTGGAACGGAAAGGACAATCCATCTTTTGATGCACCAATCTTTGCATGGCTACTTTATAGCGGAGCAATAGAGAGGAACAGAAATGGAACGGCAACCGTGAAAGCCCCAGAAAGGCAATCAAATTGCTTACCCAGGTGATTATATCGTATATAACTTACGGCAAGACAAAATTGGAGTATGGAGTGTAAAGAGAGGCGGTAGAGCATGGCAGACAAGTTGACGATCAAGCAGCAGAGATTTATCGACGAGTACATGGTCGACCTAAACGCCACGCAAGCGGCTATACGCGCCGGATACAGCAAAAAGACGGCAAAGTCAATAGGTACCGAAAACTTGACCAAACCTGCCGTACGTGCGGAAATAGATAAAAGGTTGCGAGAAAAGCATGATGCGACCATAGCCGACCGGGAAGAGGTTCTTCGCACGCTTACGCGGGTTCTCCGGCGGCAGGAAAAGGAAAACGTTGTTGCAGTCGTAAAAAAGCACAAGTCAAGTTATGACAAAAACGGGAAGAAAAAAATCGTTGATGAAGAAACGCCGGAAGTCGTTGAAATCCCTGCGAAACTCTCTGACGTAAACAAGGCCGCCGAACTGATCGGGCGGCATTATGCTATGTTTACTGACAATAACCGAGTAGAGGGCGATGCGCTAGTAAAAATCATGGACGATATTCCGGGACCGGACAATGCCAAAACTGAGTGAGATTATTGCCCCGTCGTTTTACGGGCTGCACAATGATATCAAGGCCGACAGGCACACATTTTACAAGTTAGCGGGCGGGCGCGGGTCGTGCAAATCAACTTTTGTTGGGACGGAAATTCCGCTGGGAATGATGCGGGACGCTCAAAACGGGGAATTTACAAATGCGCTTGCACTCCGTCACGGAGCTGTTGACCTCAAAGACAGCGTATATACTCAATTACTATGGGCAATTGACAAGCTGGGAGTATCTCACCTATGGAGAGCCAATACAAGCCCTATGAGGCTTACATATTTGCCAACCGGGCAACAGATACTTTTTCGCGGCGCGGATGACCCGCTGAAAATCAAGTCTATTAAAGCCCCAAAAGGATATTTTAAATATCTGTGGTTCGAGGAGCTGAGCGAGTTTGAGGGGCCAGAAAAGATACGGAGTATTCAGCAGTCCGTTCTCCGTGGCGGCCCGAAATTCACAGTTTTTTACAGTTACAATCCTCCGAGGTCACAAAAAGCATGGGTAAATGACCCGACTGTATTTACAATGCCGGATATGGTGGAGAGCTGTACAACGTATCTGACGGTTCCGCGCGAATGGCTGGGCGAAAGGTTTTTTCTTGACGCGGAACACCTGAAAAAGGTAAAGCCGGAAGCCTATGAACACGAGTATATGGGAGTGGCTACCGGCACGGGCGGCGAGGTCTTTACCAACGTAACCATCCGCAAGATTACGGACGACGAAATCAGGGCAATGCCACGGCACAGATACGGGATTGACTGGGGCTTTGCTACAGACCCGTTTGTGTGGCTTGCTATGGGCTATGATCATAAACACCGTAGACTGTATATCTACGACGAGATTTACGGAGCTGGTATTAAGCTGTACAAGATAGCAGAGCTTATCCGCAAGCATGGTGGTGAGAGAGCGGACACTATCGCAGACAGCGAGGACGCACGGGCAAACGGGGAATTAAAAGCGCTGGGAATCCGTGTCCGGCCTGCCAAAAAAGGGCCAGGAAGCGTGGATTCCGGGACAAAATGGTTGCAAGACCTTGACGAGGTTATAATTGATGATACGAGATGCCCAAACGCAGCGCGGGAATTTTACGAGTACGAGTTAGATCGGGATGCCAAAGGCAATATCAAGCCGGAGTATCCAGACCGCGATAACCATTGTATCGACGCTGCACGCTACGGGTGCGAGGACGATATGCAGGCCAACGGCTGGGGCATTGCCCATATCAAATTTTAGGGGGGATTTTTATGTTGCAAATGACAGTGGAGCAGCTCAAAAGATACGGCTCTGAGGATATCAACGAGCTTGTCGGCCTTGTCAAGCCTATCCTGACGCACCGGGAAGAGCTTTACCACCGCTACCGCCGTAAAGATGACGATACGGCTATGATGCAGGCATTGCCCGGCGCAAATGGGGACAGGATAGCACCATTTGAATGGTACATTGTCAATATGGTGCAAGGCTATATCGGTGGCAAAGCCCCTAAGTATAGCATTGCAACTCCAACGGATTACGCAATGCAGAAGCGCGGCAAAGGCTTTTTACAGCGCTTCTTTTCGGCAGTCGGTGCAGACAAAACAGCCGACAAACTGGCTGATAAGCAAAAACAAGCATATGTAAAAAACTACTCTGAGGCACTGGACTACATCCAGCAGTACAACGACGATGCAGCTACATTTACGGAGCTAATCCATGATTATATTGTCTGCACTGCGGCATACCTGTACATTTACGAAAACGAGGATAACGAGATCGTTTATACCCGTCTGGACGCGCGGCAGACCGTAGGGATGTACGACTATTCTACTCCTGCTAAGCTGATCGGCCTTGTCCGGGCGTGGGAAGAAAAGGACACTGATGGCAGTATAATCAACGTCGCAGAGATTATCACGGACGAAAGCAGAACGAAATACCGCGATAGCCAGCTGGTGGAGCAGGAGACTTTGCGATGGGATGACGTGCCGGGAGTAGCATTTGACAATCCGGACGGCATAGCGGTATTTGAGCCTGCATTATCCTCCATCCGCACCTATGAGCAGGTTACCAACAACATTGCCAATATGACACAGTACAACGACACGGCAAAGCTGATTTTTAAAGGCTACACATTTGAGTCCGCGGAAATGATTACTGATCCTGACGACAGCACACGGGAAATTCCAAACCCGGCGCGTGCGGAGGAAGAAAGAGCAATTATGGATGCCGTTTGCCTTGCAGTAGAACAAGGTGGTGATATTTCATGGCTATTAAAAGATGTCAACTATGATGGTTTGATGTCTGTACTCAAAAATCAGCATGACCTTATCACAATGCTTACTGGCGTTCCAAACATGACGGACGAGGCGTTTTCAAGCGCTGATAATGCTTCCGCGCTGGGGTATAAACTATATGCGCTTGACCAGTACTGCGCGACCACAGACCGGGTTTTTAAAAAGGGGCTGCTCCGGCTGTGGGAGATTATCACAAGCCGACTAAATTTCAAAGGCGCTCAGTTTGATTTCCGCGATATCCAGATACAGCTTCAGCGCAATATCCCGACGGACAAAGATAAGAGCATAGATCGCGCTGTCCGGGCATACTCCGGAGGCCTTGTAAGCCAGGAGACGGCAATCAATATGTCAGGTCTTGATGTTGACGCAAAAGAAGAAATGGAGCGGCAGGAAGCAGAGCAGGAAGCTGACTACCAGAAATCCATGAAGCGGCAGCAGGAGAATCCGGACAACGATCAGGGCAACGAACCAGATGATGACGGAGAACCCTACGACGAGGATAACAAAAAGCAACAGACCCGGAATGCTTCTGAGCAAAAACCGGGGGGCAGCGTATGAAAGACGCCGATTGCATTACCCGCTATTGGCATTATGCTGACACGCAGGAGGATACTCTATCCGAGTACATAGACGGCCAGCAGTCCAGACTGTCGGATGAATTACAGGAGATTCTCGACCATTTCCAGAATATCCAGCTTACAGGCAATGTTACCAGAGCAGAAGTAAACCGCCTGCACCGGAAAATAGAGCAATGGCAGCGGTCCGGATACGATGTGGGAGAGTTTAAGCTCATCATGCGTGAATTAAACCACAGAGAGCGGATTAAGGGCGCCGATGTCTTGCTTGCCTATTTGTTTGCGACGTTTATTGGGCTTTACCAACCAATTATGGCGGAAACTCAAAAGATGTTTCTGGATGTATCGCAGGAGGCATACAAGCGCGAATTCAAATCGGCACAGAAAATTACCGGCAAAGGCCGCATGAACCCACCTGGAGAAAGCACGATCAAAGGATGGTTGAAAAGCCCGATTCCGTCCGGAGGAACGTTTAAAAATGATATGTACGCTGACGCGGCATACAGGGCACGGCAATTTCAAAAACTTATCAGTGCCGAAAAGCAGCAGACGAATATTCCGGGGAGGTTAGGCCAACGCCGCCCGCTTGATATTGACAACGAGCAGTATAAAAAGGCGCTCAAAATTCAGCGGAGCTGGATACTGCGGCGAAGTCAACACGGTGCAAACAAAGACAACCATTCCGGGCAGATTGATATGTACATGGCCTACGTCGTCTCGGAAACCGTCGTAAGGGCTTTTCAGGACGCAGGCGTTAAAAAATATCAGTTTATCGCCACAATTGATGATCGGACAACGGATGCCTGCCGGTCACGGCATCTAAAAATATACAACATGGCAGATATAAAAATTGGGATTAATGCTCCGCCAATTTATCCGCCATATCATCCCTGCCGGAGCATTATAACCGCAGTTGAATAGAGGGGGAATTCAAATGTACGTCAATCCTTTTGTAGCTGGTATTATCTGCACAATTCTTGCCGAAATTGCCATACTGTTTACCGCTTATGGCATTACCCACAGAAAAACAAAATAGGGCCATTATCCATCTACTTTTGATGTATTATTAAATAGGAGGGGATTATGAAAACATGCCCATATCATAATACGTTCGTCGAAACGCTTCATGAGGAAAACAATTGGAGCGAAGAGGGACATTGTACTGGAACAAATCGGAAAACAATGCAAAAGTTTATCCCTGAGCCTTGTACAGAGGAAGGATGTGCTGCATATTGGGACGGACATTGCCATTACAAAGAGTAGTTCCGCTTGTGGAGTACCGATGCCAGCACTGTGGCAAACTCCTTTTCCGGGCACCTCCGGGAGCCGTAATTGAAATCAAGTGTGACCGCCCGGGATGCAAAAAAGTAAATAGGTTTAACATTGATTCCGAACGTCTTGAACGTCAGTAATCCAAAAGGGTTATTGGCGTTCTTCTCGTTATATAAGCAATTTTTGCCGAGCGGGCGTAAAACGCAATATGCCGACGGGCGTAAAACGTGGAGGACTTGAACATGGATGAAACAAGCACTGAGCAAGATGAAACAAACACTGAGCAGCAGGAACAGCCTACGGAGCAAAAGCCCGATAAAGAGCAGCCTGAGCAGAAGCCAGAAAAGACTTTTACCCGTGACGATGTAAACCGCATGATTGCGGCAGAGAAGAAAAAAGAGCGGGAAGCCGTTGAGACTGAGTTTCAGAGCAAGCAGGCCGAAGCTGATAAACTCGCCAAAATGAAAGAGGACGAGCGCGTCAAGTATGAGAAGGAACAGGCCGAAAAAAAAGCGCAGGATGCTCTTTCTGAGCTGAACGCCTATAAGCTCAAAGACGAGGCTATCAAGGTTGCCAACACCGAAGGACTTCCGATTCAGTTTCTTGATCTGATTGACTTCAAGACAGCGACTGCGGAAAAGCTCAACGATACAATCGCGAACTTGTCCAAAACATTCAAGTCCGCAGTAGAAGAAGCTCTAAATGCCAAACTCAAACAGCCGTCGCCGGAAACGCACCATGACGGGAGCAAAACGACAAAGGCCGACTTTGACAAGATGAGCTACAAAGATCAGCTTGAATTCAAAGCAAAGTATCCTGATCTTTACAAAACCTTTATTTAAACAGGAGTGATTTTACATGGCAGATTTTCTTGGCTATCCTTTTGATCCGGAAATCTTTTTCCACAACTGGCAGAATGAGCCGGATCCCGTCCGGACAGAGCTACTGAAAAGCGGCGCAGTCGTGCATGACGGCACGATTCAAAGTCTGATTTCCAACGGCAGTGACGCCTATACTATTCCGTTTTACAACACAATTGACGGCGACCCGGATAACTATGACGGGCAGACAGACATCAATTCCACAGAGCCTACCGGCAATGCTCAGTCGGGCATTGTATTTGGCCGCGCGAAAGGCTTTACAGCCCGCGATTTTATCAAGGACTACAATTCCGGTGCAGACCCGATGCGGCAGATCACGTCGCAGATTGCGCAATACTGGAACAAGCGCAGGCAGGCTTATCTTATCAACATTCTTACCGCAATTTTCGGCATCAGCGGCGCGGAATGGGCAAAACACACGCTCAAACTTGCAGCGGATTCCGGTTCCGTCGTAGATGCTAACAAGATCGGCGAAACGTCCGTAAATGATGTTACGGTTCAGGCCGTGGGCGACAATGCGGGAATTTTCTCCCTTGCAGTAATGCACTCGGTTGTTGCAAACCGCCTTGCAAACCTTGACCTGCTGGAATATCGGAAGTACACCGACGCTCAGGGCATCCAGCGCCAGATGCGCGTTGCGGACATCAACGGTCTAACAGTTCTCGTTGATGATGGCGTTCCCGTGGCAGACAGCACTATTGAGGGTGCGAAAGAGTACACAACTTATGTACTTGGCAACGGCACCATTCGCACGGCTGCGGCACCCGTTGATGTTCCGTCGGAAGTCGCACGTGACGCGGGAAAGAACGGCGGCCAGAACACGCTTTATACCAGGATTCGTGAAACTATCCATCCGAATGGCTTCTCATTCAAGAAACCCTCCACTGGTTATACTTCCAGCCCGACGGACGCACAGCTAGGAAACACTTCCAACTGGAGTATCGTAGGCAAGCCAAAGAGCATTGCAATTGCACGAATTATTTCCAACGGCTGAGAAAGGGGCAATATTGTGGACAGAGAATCTGAACTTGCAAAGGTTTACCGGCAGCTGCCGGATGTTACGGATGATGACAAGCTGATTATTGGTGACCTGTATGACGACTGCTACAATATCGCCCTTGAAAAGTCGAACCGTAAGGCAGGGCAGGAAACGCCCGCCCTGCTTGCGATCATTCGCGGCACAACGATATCGGCCTACAACAAGCGCGGCGATGAAGGAATGACCGGCAGTACGACGGGCGGCCAGAAATTCAGCTACCAGAATTTAGAGGATCAACTTACAAAGCGGATCCTCGGAGCAAATTTGAGGTTGTTCAGACTATGAGACGGCAGACGATTACAACCATCTACGTTGCTACCTACATTTCCAAAAAAGAACATGGTGTTACCGTAGGCGGTTATTCTAACCTCCGTGCCGTAAAGCTGAACGCGCAGACAGATTACTCCGACCTCGATATGCAGGAGTACGGCCAGACCGTGAATGAAATGATCAAGCTCCGTTCCAATCAACTTCCGGATATTGCAAAGGGAGATTACATCTATTTCACAAAGCCGGAAAAAAAAGGAACATTTGAAGTTGGAGGCATTACCTATGACGATTACGGGGCAGGAGAGTATCAAGTTAAAAGTGTAAGCCCGTCCTTTATGGGCGTGAAAACAGTCCGGAACCCGACGCTGATTGAAGCGCAGAAAGTGACAGGAGGATGAAGCATGATAAAAAGTCCGGAACTCCATAATGTTATGATTTATTCGCAGTCGCCCTATGCTACGGTTGCAGTTGACGGAAAGCAAATTAACGGAGTATGCTCCGTCCATTTCAGTGCAGAAGCCGGAAAGACTTGCATGGTTACACTGAAACTTCTTACGAACCATGTTACTATCAAGGGAAAAGCCGCCGTGCAGACGAACCGGAACGCTGAAAAAGGCAATCAGCTCAAACGCGGGGATAAAATCTTTCAGGTTGTGTCTGCCGACGACGGAATCTTTGTCATTGGTGAAGTACATGGAGCCTCTGTAGATTATGACAATCTGGAAGCCCACCCGAATGACACCAGCGTAAATACGCTGAAAAAACTTAATTTTGAGTGCGTGTAAGGAGAACAACATGAATACTATCAAAAACAGTAGGGCGCTTGACCGTGCAAAAGAGGGAAGACGCCCTCCTCACCATAGCAAATCAAAGCACAAGAATGGAGGCCATAAAAAATGAAAAATCTGTTTATTTCCCAGCCCATGCATGGAAAGTCCGACGAAGAAATCCTTTCTGAGCGTAAAAAGGCAATCAGAACAGCAGAAAATTCATTGGGCGAACCGGTAAAAGTTTTGGAATCGTTTTCCCAGAATTTTAATGGAAAGCCGCTTCAATTTTTGGCAAAGAACATAGGACTGTTGGCACAGGCAGATGTAGCTTATTTTGCTCCCGGGTGGGAATCGGCCCGCGGCTGCAAAATTGAGCATGAATGTTCTGTGCAGTACGGCATAACCAGGATTGAGTAAAAGTGGGATTTTTTCTGTCGAAGTAAAAGGTGCGGATCACCTTGACCAGATGCTGAGCCTTATTACCGACAATCTTCCGGGGGCTGTGGAAGTCGGGATGGAAAAAGCACTAAACGATACTGGAATATCGGCTATGCGTCTTGCTCCGGGTCCAGTAAAGAAATCCATCCGGTATGAAATTCTAGGCAGCAGCGGTGATACGATCACTGGCCGGGTGTTTACCGATACATCCATTACAGCGTTTGCCCCATATGTGGAGTTTGGCACCGGAATAAAGGTAGACAATGAGGGCGTAGACGATGCCATCCGATTAAAGCGTGCAAAGAAAATACCCTGGTATATTCATGTTTCAATGGTTCCTGCGTCGTTTGCTAAGTACGGCTATCCGCTTGTTGTCGGCATGAACGGCGAAAAGTACTGGGAGGTTGACGGGATGTATCCACGTCCATATTTGAAACCGGCAGCATTCCAAAACAGGGAAAAGAGCGCACAAACTATTGCGGAAACAATTGGTGACATGATTCGGGAGGCGTCAGGCTATGAATCTGTATGAAATCAATACAGAGCTTATTACGCAGATGGTTGTGGATAAGGCCGCAGAAGTCCCAGAGATTGGGCAGGATGGCGTGATGCTGACTAATCCAAACAGCGAAGCACGTTTCCCAGCTTGTGTCGTTCAGCCCCCCATAGAGCGCCCATCAGGCACTGCGGCCTATGACCTTTCCTTTACCGTAGAAGTTTGGGCAGCAGATCAATATTCGGCGCTGCGGATTCTTGACGAAGTAAGAATCAAACTGGAAGAATACAATCTTGCTTTGACCGGGAGTACGCCTCTTTTCTATGATGAAGCCACAAACAAATGGCGGTACGGAGGATATTTTGAAGTCCGCTGGAACGCCATTACAAACGCATTTGAACAAAATCAAGGAGTGATTACTTATGGCACAGTATAGTGCAACCTTAACCCCGCCTAAAACCAGCAGCGGGACAGAACTCTGGTATTCCGAAAAGGAAACTCCAACGACGGCATCCGATCTAATCCAGATTTTTCTTGTACAGGAAGTCCCCACGCTAAAATCCGCGCCGGAAGCAGTAACTTATTCATGCTTGGAAAGCCCGAATGAAGGTACAGCACGCGGCGTCGCAAAAGCTGAATCGCTTAAAGTCCCCGTTCTCTATTCGGAACAGCAGCATGATGCTTTAAAGGCACTTTCCGATGCAAACAAACAGCTTTATTTCTGGGTAAAATTACCAGACGAAACAGCAACAGAATCCGGGAAGCCCCTTACTTTCAAGTTCTCTGGAACAATCTATCTGGCAAATGATACTGTGTCCCTGAACGGAATCATTCAGGATAACCTCACAATTTACCGTGATATGAATGTTTCAGAGCAGAAAGGGCTCCCGACCGTATCTTAAACCATATCCCCGGCCATCCGCCGGGGAATATCTTATAAAAACAGGAGGGCAATATGATTACTACTGCAAGTGGGAAAGAACTGGAACTGCATTTCAAAACACGTTTGATGGAACATTTTGAGGAACGCTTTAAAATCAAGGACACCATGAAATTCTGGAAAGAAGCCGCGAACGGTCCTTCCATAAAAGTCCTTGAAGTCGCATTGACTACGTTCTCGGATGGTACTATCAAAGACGTAAACGAAGCCGCAGATTTCATTGACGATTACACTGCGCAGGACGGGAAAACCGTTTACACTCTGTATGAAGAGATTATTCAGGAGATCAACGACAAGGGTTTTTTCAAGGAGAAGCTGACAGCCGACAAGCTGGAAGCGGAACTGAAATCTCCAATTCTGGATATGGAAGCAATCGTGAACAAAGCCCTCTCAGAGATCGGCAAAGAGTATCTTTCCGAAACTGGACCGACAGTATCGAAGAAAGCCGATCTGTCGCTTATCAAGTCGGAATAACCCCACTCGAATTTGCAGAAATGACGCCGCGCGATATATCGGAATGTGTAAGTGCAAGGCAGGACGCGGAAGAAGAAAGATACAAAATGAAAGCCAGACTATTTGACTTTGTTGGAATAAAGATAATAGCTGGCAGACGCCTTAAAAATCCAAAAGACATTACGCTTCACGATTACTTCCCCCAATTATTCAAAGCAGACGGTAGTTCAGCGGCACCGACAAATATGTCACCGGCAGCAAAACAAAAAATCGCCGTAAAGAGATGGAAAGAGTTTCTCGGCGTATAAAAATAAGAACGTCATTGAACGTCACCCGAAAGGATGGCGCTCTATTTTTTTAGGAGTGATGATATGGGCCCGGTAACAGTAGAGGAAATCGAAATCCTTGTAAAAGCGAATATCAAAGATGCGCTGGCCGGGATGGCAAAGCTCCGTGAGCAGGCTAAGGACACATTTTCTGCCCAACTTCCGAATGTTCAATCACAAACTGCGGCAATTAAGCAGGCATCCGAACAGATCAACCGCGTTGTTTCTCAAAACTCAAAAAGCATTCAAGACGCTGCACAGCAGATTAAGGACGCCATAAAAGAAATTAGCAGCAATGCACAGTCGGCAGCAGAAAGCGCCGAAAAATCGGCAGAATCATCTACCACAGGCTTTAAAAAAGCGCGTTCAGGCGCTCAGGCACTTGAAAAAGAGATCAGCAAAGTAAAAGCCGAAATGGATAAAATAGCAAATTCCCATATTGATAAACTTTCTGATTTTTACAAGAAAGACCCGGAACTTCTTGAACAGGCAAAAAATGCTTTGCTTGGCACCGACGAAGAATACCAAAAACTTGCGGTAAAGCTGGATATATTAAACGACAAATTGCTTCAATACAAAACCCGCACTCAGGAAGTAAAAGAGGCAACGGAAAATGCAGCCCGGGCAAAAATGCTGCCTTTATACAGCGCCGCGCCGCAGAGAGAAGAAAGCGCTCCAAAAGTTTCACCCAGCACACCCTCGGAAGTGCCCAATACTTCTCGCTTCCAAAGATTTATGGCACAATTTTATGCGTCTCTCAACAACGTAAAGTCTGCACTCGGACAGATAGGCATTCATGGCAAAGAAAGTTTTGGAAAAGTAGAAACAGCCGCGAACTCAGCAACAAACGCAACAAAGAAATATGGCAATTATGGTAGTGAGAGCGCACACAAAGTCGAAACGGCCACAAAGTCAGCTACGCGCTCAGCAAAGAAATACGGAGACCAATTACAGCGTTCTGCTAAAAAAGGCACAAACGGATTTTCACGGCTACTGAACATATTGAAGTATGCCATGCTATTTTCGATTGCTTACCGTGCCTTTGGACAAGTAATAGAAGGTGTAAAAACCGGAATTAATGATATGGCATGGGCGACTAACAGCGCAAACGCGGCTATGTCAAGGCTGGCTACAAGCTCCCTTTATCTCAAAAACAGTTTTGCAACCGCGGTAATGCCTCTTATACAGGCAATCACTCCGGCAATCACTCAGCTGATAAACAAACTGGCAGAACTGTTTAATTGGATAGGAATGCTGAACGCCCGTATTTTTGGCGGCGCGTCAACTGTTGTTGTGGCAAAAAAAGCGTCTGTTGATTATGCAGGTACTCTTGGCAAAACCGCCTATAAGGCAAAGCAGGCAGCGAATGCGGAAAAAGAAGCTGCAAAGGCCGCGAAAGAAGCCGCAGATGCAAATAAAGGCTCTCTGGCAGATTTTGATGAACTGGATGTAATCCAGACTAAGAAATCAAGCACATCATCAACGGCTGCAACACCTGAAACCGCTTCAGACGCAGGGGAAGGGATGCCGGCCTATGAGGATATGTTTGAAACCAAAAAAATTCCTTCAGACTTGGCGTCTCTTGGCGACAAGATCAAAACGGAACTCGCAAAATGGAGAGAATACGCGCAGCCTACTATTGATGCCTTTAAACTGTTAGCCGTGTCCTTAGAGCCGCTTAAAACTTTTGTGGCTAAAGGCTTTGAGGACTTCTACAATGATTACCTTGTACCACTTGGAAA